CATATCACCTTCAGAAGTGAAACTTCGTCCTATAACAGAACCTGTTTGGAAGAACATATTTAAAGCTTCTTGTGGATTATAATTAGTTCCGTTACCTAAATCAACTTCAGCTAAACCATCAGCATCTAAATAAACTCCATCTGGAACCATACGTGATAAAACTTGTTGTAGTTTTAAATGTGTAAGTTGAATCATATCAGCAAAACCAGTTATACGTTTTACTAAACTTTCTATTTTACCATTGTACATGCGCGGAGCACATATTGCGTAGTTCATTTTAACTTTTGTAAAATCACTTTTAGGACGCATCATATTTTTAGACATTTCCCATTTTAATAATTTATCAGTGCCTAGTATTACAGCGCCTTCGTACAAGCACTCTATTGATCTCAAAAGTCTTGAGTAGCCACCTTCCATATTTGTTGGAGGATTAAAGTTATCATCTTTAGGTATTACCTTTTCAGCTCCAGTTCCAGTTTCTTTAACTTTATAAACTTCGTTCATATAAGTTTTATAATTAAAATATAAAACTTGTATTTTGTTGTTATCTTCTTTATCAGAGTTATATGTACTTTTATTGCTATTTCTATTATATGATTTGTTTTTCATTATATTATCCAAATCATCTTCTGTAAGATGTGGAAATTGTTTAGCTAATTCGTTTACAGGTATATTTTTTACTTCACCAACGTAGTATATGTCTTCAAAGTAAGGTGAGTCAGTGTAAGAGTAAACAAGATTTGCTGGATCAACATAATCTATAGTAACACCTTCAGAAGTATTGAAACTAGTTTTAGCAGCACCAATACCTAAAACAGTAAGGTCGTAATAAAATCTTTTTTTAGTTAACTCGTATTTATTACCTTCAAATAAAACGTTTAACGCTTGTTCTTCTGCTAGCTCTACTGCTTGCTTATAGTTAAGCTGCATGTGAATACCTAATTCTTCTTCTGAACCTGGTAATTCTGGAACATCGCTTTCTCTCATGTTAATACCAAACCTAGAATCAACTTCATTGTTAAATTCTTGCATTTGCATGTCACTAAGTATTTTTTCCATATACTGAGTTCTTTTTTCAACACCGTTAGGTGACTGAGAAAAAGCTTTTACATCATAAGTTCTTTCAGCTATACCATTAACAACTATGTCTACAAACTTAGGTATAATTGGAACAGGCGTCCAGTCTAAATTTAAATAGGACAAATCACCGTTTATAGATAACTCATCCTTGTATTTTTGTATTGATTGCTCGCCTCTAGCATATAATCTTAGTCTATGAAAATTATTGTGATTATTTCTATATCTATTATTACTTCTATCATCGTTAAACCACTCGTGCTCTATAGCTTTAGCTACTTTTAAACCATAGTCATAACTAAGCTTTTCAGCGTCGCTTACGGTTTGACTAGGAAAGTAACTTTTACCAGAATATGCCATATTTATTTTATTATTTGTGAATTAAATCCAGTGTTGCTGTACTTGGAAATATTTATATTTAGTTTTGGTTTTTCAACTTTTGCGTTTGGAGCATACAAATGTCTATTGTTAGCCATTATAGCTAAACCACTACTTATAGACGCATCAAACTTTGTTCTTTTATTTATATCAAACTTAGCCCAGTCGTTTAGTAGGGCATTAAAATATAAATTACCAAACGTTCCATCTTTTTTCATACCTACGTGATCTTGAATATACATCTCAATTGCAGCAGCATGAGCTTGTTTTATATCTTCACTTGAGTTTGGTATACCACCTACTTCTTTTTCTGCTACAGATAATTTATTCCATACTTTATCAGGCCTGTTCATACTAAAACCTCTGTAACCTCTACGTCTTAAATAATATAAAAGACGCGGTTTGTTATTTTCTGCAAGTATTGGCATGCCATAAAACACTAATGCCATTAAAACATCTTCAAAGAATATTTCAGCTGTAGGTGGTCTTGATAAGTATTCTAAAAAGAAGCTATTCGCAGGAGCGTCCTCCATACTAAACCTGGTTAAGCCGTGTAATGCTCCTTTAGATCCTACACCATCTACAGTCCCTGATATATCATAAGAGTCACAACCAAATGCTCCCATGTGTTCATTACCAGGATATTTTATACCGTTTTTAAGTACCACTCTATTTTGTAATTGCTGAGGTGGAACCCAGCTAAGTTTAAATCTACCTTTTGGATCTGGATAGTAAATTACTTGTGTGTCTTTTACACCGTTAACCCATTGAAAATTACCCGTTGTAATACCTAGTGTTCTAGACATTTCTTCGTTGTAATCTATTTGTTCGTATAATTTAACTAAGTTAAATATACTGTTTTTTGTTTCATCTCTAAACGCATGCTCAGTTGTTCTTGGGAACTGTCTGTAAAATTCGTTTAAAGCATCTTGATCACCTTTTAAACCTTCTGCTTCATTTTGCCAGTGATCTATTACGCCTATATCTATTAATTCGCCATCTGCGGCAAACACATCCCTGTCAGGAGTAGTGAATACTGGAACTCCATGCTCGTCAATAAATCCTTCGTAGTTCCATTCCATTGGGATAAACAAAGAATATAAACCAGATTTTGTCTGACCATTTCTATTTCTTTTAGTGACATCTGATGCATTGTATAGTTTTTTAAAATTGTCTCCACCTTTATCTAAAGCGTTTGAAGTTGAGCCCATCATACATTTACCTATAATTCTACTACCTAATCGTAAACATGTTTTTGTAACTCTCCAGTTGTTTAAAATATTATCGGGTCTTTCCCACTTACCACTTTCATCGTGCACTAGTAATGCTAGTTTTTCACCGTCATAACTATTATCACCTGTATTTTTCCAGTCTATAGTTGTATCTAATCCTTCTATTTCTTCTAAACCATCTGTTGCAGCCATTTTTTTTCTTGTAAACTTACTAGCTGGAACTCTATAAGCTAATTCTGACTTTGGTCTATCCATACCATCTTGTACTGGTTTAAAGAAAAAAGGATAGTTTATACTAATTGGCACTACCTTGTCTGTAAACATTTTTTTAGCATCACTACCAGTTTTAGATAGTATACCATATCTACTATCACTTGATATAGTGGCTAAATTAACGGTTTCGGCAGAACTCATAAAAGAAAAACCACTACGTCTGTTTTTCAAATAACACATCCCATAACATCTTTTGTCTGCCTTGCAGGCTTCCCAAAATATAAAGAATAATCTATTTGCTTCTCTAAAATCAGGTGCACCTACATCTATTTTACTCCATTGTAAATACATGTAGTGTGTGCCTACTATATAAGTTGGTTTACCATTATTTGTAAACCAAAAACCTTCATCTCTTCTTTTAAACTCTTCGTCTATATAATCGTACCATTGTTCTTTTTGTTCTTCTGGATAATTTCTCCAATCAAATATATTTTTAAGACGAGATAATTCTTTTGGCTGTTCTGTTTTAACCCACTTATCTAATTTGTGTTTAAACACTTGCCCTGGCACTTTTGGCAGCGCAATTCGCAAATTTTGGATTTCAAGTATTTCACCAATTTGTCCAGTTTTAGAGATAACAACGATATCGTGTTCTTTATCATATCCATATTTCCATTTTTTAGATTTGTTAAGACGACTAATAGTCGTTTTTTTAATAGGTTCTATTGTTTTAACTAAACTTTGCTCGTACATTACTTAGATCTGCCTTCTGCGAATCCCTTAAAAGCTTTTTTCTCTGTCTTTTCAGGTGTTTTTCCCTCAAGCAAGTTCTCTTCTTCTTGGATTCTGTTAAGTATTTCAAATGCGTCAAATATAGCTAGTTTTTTAGTAGCTGCTGCATTTTTAAGTCTATCCGCTGATATATCATCGTCTGAATCAACGATTGCTTCCTTAGCTACTTTAATCAGTTCTTCAACTGCTTTATGCCCAGCTTGGATTATATTCTTCTTCGTCTCCTTGATATTCATATTTGATTGTAATAAAATTAGATAAAACTCGATATAGTCTCTCGTTATCAACGACAAACTCGTATTCACTACTTGGCCTAAAACCAACTAGATCGTTAACCTCAACTGTACCGTCTGAATATTTAACAATACCTTGTAGAGGTTTTTCAGATTCAATATTAAATTGATCTATTGCTTTTAAAGGTTTTACAAAACAATAACCTTTTGGAGCTATCCACTTATCATTTCTTTTATATAAAAAGATTTGATCGTGGTTTATAAAATAAGTATCTTCATTAAAATAAGCCTTACTATTTTTTTCAATACCTTTTACGTTATGCCATCTACGAAACACATTGTGATGTACCACAACTGTATCTCCTGGTTTTATATCTGTATCACCAATAATTGGAGTTGATATAACAATAGCTTCTCTATTAACATATTGGTGGTTAAAAATCTCTGTGTTAAGGATTAACTCTCCACCATCAAATTTCTTAGTATTGTTATATCTTTCTCCTTTTGGTTTTACAACAAAGTTGTAAACGCTTTTCATTAGTACTCTAAATTATACTCTACAGATACAGCCATGTTTTTGTTAAAGTCTTTCCACGGTAACACGTCTTTTTTCTTTTTAATATAAATAGAAAACTTATCTTCTTCCTCTATTATATCACAAATAGTATGTCCACCATAAACTTCTTGACCAACGGCATAATGCATGGCGTCGTTTTTGTAGTCTTTACCTACACTAATCTTTCTTATTAACTTCGCCATTTTCTGGATAATTTATTTTTCCGTCTGTTATGTTTATATCAAAAGTACCATATTGTTCTTCAAATTCTTTTTGCAATACAACTAATTGATCTTTTAATTTTGCAGTATTGTGCATCATTTCATGCTTTTTAACTTCTATAGAACCAATTTCTAATTGATATCTATTCATGTTATTAATAACAGTTTGAACTTTTTTTAATTGTTCA